AGGTGAATTTAGAGAGCTTTAAACAAAATAACATCCTGATCAATTAAAAAAATTGACTTTATGGCTTTTTTTGTGTTATATTGCACTCATGAGTCTACCAAATGTTCCAATTGAATTTTTTACAACATTTAATGAGGTAACTTATTACGATGAACCACATAAATATTTTGTGGGTGATAAGGAACTCATTTCAATGACAACTCTTATCAAAAAGTATAAACCGCCTTTTGATATAGATTACTGGTCTTTGAAGAAAGCTAAGGATTTTAACTTAGATCAGGAAACGATTAAATACCTTTGGAATTTTAATAATGACCGAGCTGGGATAATGGGAAGCATACTACATGACTATGCCGAGAACATGTTTTTAAATAAAGTCTTTCCATACCCCACTAGCACCGTCTTAGATCGATTCGGTCACGATGCGACTAGAGAACTATTCGAATTCAAGAAAGAACGTTTTAACAGGTTCTATGAGCTTACTAAGGAGAGACTGTATACTATACGTACCGAGTATGTGGTCTGGGATAAGGAATTTAGTCTTGGTGGGATGGTTGATCTATTGATGTTTAATGTGAAAACAGGTAAATTTGAAATCTGGGATCATAAAACCAATAAAGAGTTTACTTATAAATCAAAACATGGTAACTTCTATAATGCTCCCTTTGATTATTTGGAGGATTGTAAGTTTACCGAATACTCGTTACAATTATCAGGTTATAAGTATATTATTGAAAAGTACACTGGAATTAAATTAGGGAGTTCTAAAGTGATATGGTATGGTAATGATGAAGAGGATTGGCAAGTTATCGAAATGAGAGACATGACACCTCAAATCAAACAAATGTTAGAATTACATAAAGAAGAAATAGCAGCATAATGACACAAAATACAAGTGCAACACTTAGAGTCCCTAAGCCAATGGATAGAAAAATCTTCTTTGGTAAACAGGTTGATCAATCTTCTATTGAAGAGATTGTAAAAAAAATTATAACAATAAATGAAGATGATGATCATTTAACTAAGCTGTATTCATTATACGAGCTTGATTATCATCCAAAACCAATAGAGATATATATTGATTCGTATGGTGGATATGTATATCAAATACTTGGGTTGGTTTCTATCATGGAGAAATCTAAAACCGAAATTCATACTATTGCAACTGGAGCTGCAATGTCATGTGGATTTATTATGCTCATATTTGGACATAAGAGATTTTGTTACGAACATGCAACACCTATGTACCACCAAGTGAGTAGTGGTGTTATGGGTAAGATTGAAGACCTAGAGCAAAGTGTTGAACAAACCAAGAGACTTCAAAATAAACTTGAAGAGTTTACATTACGTAAAACTAAAATTAGTAAAGAAAAATTAGATCAAATCAGAAAAGAAAAGATTGATTGGTATATGGATTCCGAGGAAGCAAAAAGGCTTAACGTGGTAGATGAAATACTTTAAAACAAAAAAAGACGACCTTTTGAGTCGTCTTTTGCTTTATATTGCTTTTCTTAGTAATTAAGGATACATCTCCAAGGTTGGATAGTTAAAGTTATCATCTGTAACTCATCTGAACCCATGTCATTATTACCAAAACTTACGTTTGTTATCATACATTGTTCTAAAAACCACTTTTCAACCTCAACTCCCGTTGGATCAAGTGCTTTCAAGTTAATATTCTTTTTGTAACCTGCAGCATATCCCATCCTACCTGTTAATGATTCCGCATGAAGTCTAACCCATTCCATTAACTGAACCGAAGTAGAAGGGCCTATAGTATCGATGAAAGTAATGTCCATAGTTTCCCATTTGTATTTACCTGCAACGTAGTTGGTCTCATTTATAAAAGGGACTTCAACTGAGTTAATACTCATAGCTGGTCTCTTAAATGTCTGTACCTTCCAAACCTCAATGCCTAAGTCATCTGCAAATTCAGCAAAAAACCTATTTTCTCTCTTTGGCTCGTAATCGAAGGGTACTCCCCTGATTAATTCTTGTGCCATATTTTAAATTTTATTTTAATGTTATATTCTGATTATAAATACTTGGTAAAGTAAAAAGAATCTAAAAATAATTATATATTACTACTTCTACGTAGATTTCTTAATTCTCTTTTAGATAATTTACTGATATAGATCTTTTCTTTCTCCTCAGAAACAACTTCAGAAGGTGATTTTTCAACTAATACTCTATTTTCGTTAGTTTCAACATAGTCATCAATATACTCAAGACCTTTTTTCTCATTAGATGATTCTTCTACTTCTTCAAAAGAAGAAAAATATCCATCATAAATTTCTTCTACTTCTGATTTAAGCTTATCATCTAGTGTTGATTCGTCAAAACCAAATTCTTTAACTAATTCCGATATCATTTCTTTTTTTGTCATAGCTTTAATGTTTCTTATAAATACTTATAAAAAGAAAAACCACTCAAATGAGTGGTTTTTCTGTATTGACTATTTAGTCTTTAATTATATATCATCGAAAGATGCACCTGCTGGAGTAATGGTAAATGTAATACCAATGAACTCAACTGAAGCAGTTGGTCTTAGTAAGATTTCACCATACAGCTCGTTTCTCGCTTTAGACTCTGGACTGTTAATACTATCGTCCATCTTAACTCTAAAGTCATCTAAACCTCTTTCTCTTCTAATCGTATCCAAGATTGGATTAGTCCTTGATAAGAACTGATCTACAGTAGTCTGATCATTCTGTTCGAATAATAGTCTTGTAGCTACGTTAGAGATAAGAACCTTAGTTTGAAGTAGTAATCTTCTTACGTTGATTCTGTCTAATGCTGATTCACGTACTTGTAAAGTCTTCTGACCGAAAATTACGTTACCTACATCTACAAAGTCAGCTAGAGGATTAATACGTCCTTCATATAGAACATCTCTTGACTGTTGTGATAATTTATATCTTGATCTCGCAGCACTTGTCACACCTCTGTTGAAACCTGCAGTTGCAAACCAAGGGAATTTCACATTATCTGTGAAAGCAAAGGCTTTAACTACTTCACCTGTTGGTGGTAAGTACACACGCTTATTATTCTGTGCATCATTAATTTGAATCCAAGGTGCATATGTAGCAGCATAACTACTATCAATATTTGCAGCCTCTAATAAATCAGTGATATCATTTGAGAATACTACATCAGTTCTTTGTCCAACTGTTTGTGGTATAACAATATCTGGAGCATCCATTACATATAATGAATCTGTACGCTCGTTTTCAACCATGTCAAGAGTATTCTTAACTAAGATTGTATTGTCTGACCAGTTAATAGCTGGAGTTGCAAATAGATTAATAGTAACTTCTTCTGGATTTGCAAATGTATCAATTGCTGTTTCCCATGCAACGAAGTCAGTGTTAGGTGTTAAACCATCAGTAACACCATCAAATATACCTCCTTTTCTGTATAAATCTCCATGAGACCTTTCATTTCTATGTACATCCCATCCATCAAAACCACCTGCTGGTGCTACAGTGAATTTACGTGAAAATAATTCACCATAAACTTCACCTTGAAGTGTATCTGATGCAGTTCTAAATGAACCAGCACCCACTTCAAATGAACCTATAAGTGTTTCACCATCTGTATATCCAGTGGCTGTTGCACCACTATCCATGTGGAAACCTTTTGATTTGACAGCACTTTCATTACCTAATGCAATCATACCTTTATAATCAAATTGATCTTGGTCATATCTTGTAGCTGTTAATGATTGACCATCATAGCCATTTTCACTAACACCTAAATATGTTTGAGTAAGTCTTTCATCAGTATCATATTCAGTCTTATAGAATATTTTAGGTGCTATACCTTCAACACCAGAAGTAGTTGCACTAGCAGCCCAGTTTCTTTGTAGATAACCTTCAAATCCTGCTGGAAAACTATCTTGACTTGCATTCTGATTAATTTCAAGCATTATAAATTCACTTCTTAATGGATAGTCACCATTTGATGTACCTATTCTATTACCAATGAAATTAGTTTCACCTTCTCTTAATGTACAACGAGTGAATGATTCTAATACTGTTTGATTTTCATCTGTATCATTGAAATCTCTAACTACGACATTGAATTCCTTAGTGATTGGATCAATATTAGTAATTGATATTTTTATTTCTTGATTAGCTGAATCACCATCTGATATTGAGATAAACTTAAATAGTCTCTCAAGTTCAGAACCTTTTAGTTCTGATACAATCCAAGGTGTTTCAGGTGTTTGAAATTGTTCTCTGTAATCAGTAAATGTATTTGAATCTGCTACAATAGTAGCTGTGTTAACACCATAAAATAAGCCATCTGCATCACCCTTTTTTATTAAATTAGGATATATTGCTTCAACCCATAGTTTATTGTTTTTTCCTTTAGGTTTACTACCTAATACATTACTAATATAGTTTCTTGAATTAGGGTCTAATGATACTGAATAAATTTCTTCATTAATTGTACCACTGTTTACTGTTATTTCAAAAGTGCCAAATAAATCACCACTACCAGTATTTGTTTCATTCGCAGTAATAGTTAATCCTGTTGCTTCAAATGAAGTTTGTGATGTAACATCAACATCATCTTCTACTGTTGCTCTTGAACGAATAACAGCAAGAACCATGTCTTCATATTCTGTTAATGAAGCACCTGTAATTGTTTCTGTTAATGTATCACCAGTGATGTTACCATTAGTAACTGTAGTTGCAGAGAAAATAATTCTTTCTCCTGAAAAACTACCACCTGATTTAGTAAATCCAGTGAAGAATACTCCAGTATCTCCAGCAACATTAAGTGTTGTACCTAAATAAGTATTACCACTTGCGGTAAATGTTCCAGAAACTGGATTTGTTGCTCCAGTTGTTGATAAATCAACACCAGCACTTGCAGTTAAAGCCCAAGCTGTACCAGCATCATATCCCGATAAACCTAAAACTCTGGTTACATATAATTGAGATGATTCTTCTAAATAAGCATTGGCTACATAAGGTAATTGATATTTTGTTGAGCCGTTAGGAAACGTCTCAGTTGATTGAGTACCAAATCTAGTTCTGAATGCACCAGCATCTTGTATGAATACTGGTTCAAAAGCAGGGCCTTTCAAGGTTTCGCCAACAACGCCTAGAGTCGTAACTCCAACATTTCTTGTAACGAACGAAAGGTCTCGTTCTCTAAATTTAACACCCGGTGAGGTAAAAATAAATCCGTTAGCCATTTTTTAATTTTTTGTTATATTGTTTCGATAATTATTATTCTAATGTGTT